GAGAGCTTAGTGTAATCAAATGCCATGACTTAGTTCTCCTTACGCAGTCTTGTCGTATTGAACTTTAACGAGACCACCCTCGTCACGTACAACAGAGCCAGCCTTCAACATACCGTTTGAAAGCCAAGCTGTACGCTCGGGAATCCAGTTAATTTCGGTCTTCATGTCGATGCCGATAGCAAGGCCAACAGCTGGGCGCTGGAAGAACCAAGAATCAACAACGTTCGCCGCTTCAGTCAAACCACCCTCAGTACGAGTTTCGATCACCATGAACTGGAAACCAACAAGTGTGTTGACTTCGCCAGATACGAGTGCCTTGATGTTTTGATAGTCGCTAGAAGTTGCTTTCTCATCGTTCAACAATCCGCCCAAACCGCCTGCTTCGATAACAGCAAACAACTCAGAAGATGGAACACCTTGATCGCGAAGCTCAACCTGAGCGTCGATGACCTTAGCCATTGTCAAGTTGGTGCCACCAGCCGCAACTGTAGTAGTCAGCGGAGTAGAGGCATCCATCGCGTCAATGACAAGCTGGTCACAACGACGGCCAAGAGCGCCAGCGATAGTATTCGCAAGCTCTTGCTTCTCGTCAAAGTTTACTTCCTGCTGGTCAAAGATGTCGGTGTACTCAGGAGCGTTCCAGTTTGCGAGAGTCGCATTCTTGAACTCGTGAGTCACGTCCATTGGAGTGACTAGGTCAGAAGTAGATTTTTGGTTAGCCAAGCCCTTGCCCATACGGCGGAACTTGTAGATGTCGCCCACAACGTTGTTGCGAACTGTAACAGCAGGCTTGAGCACACCCATACCTTGGTATGCCTGTTTCACCATGCTGTCAAACTCTTGTACGGCAACTGCCGAAAGATTCTTTGACATGATTCAGTCTCCTCGTTGTCAAAGTTGATAACAATGATTTAGAGGTTTTGGACTGAGTACCCGATAGCCGGTCAGTCGTTCAACCTAAACTACCGGGCCTTGTGAAAGGGGTATCCGATGCGCCGATGATACCACTATTTGTTAGTGTTAGCCAAACGTCTGCGTATATGGCTTATCACCACCAAACTCTTTCATCATGCGCTGAATCTTGCGCTCATGGTTTATGTCAACAGAGCGAAGCAGATTGCCGTTCTCATCCTTGCGGAACATCTCTGCCTCGATGTCTGCCCACTCAAGTCCACCGGGTTCGACATAGCCGTCAATCGGTAGCTTTGCAGGTGCTGTTGACTTGACCAGCGCCTCGATCAGCTTCACAGACTCAGCACTGTTCACAGCGTAGCGAAGCTCTTCGTATGTATCGGCATCGAGATTGTTCTTCATGTACTGCTCAACAACCTTGATACGCTCAACAGCGTTATCGCCCAGCTTTGCCATCTCTGCCTCAACAGACACTTCCTCAATGGCTTGCTCTTGCGCTGTCAATAGTTCCCATGCCTGATTCAACGCAGACTGAGACATATTGGTGCTGTTGCCAAACTCTACAAGCTCGCCCCACAGTGCATCGTCCGACTCGACGCCATCGTATACCTGATAGCCGTCCTTTGGTGCGCCAGTGAATCCACCAAACTTCTTCTCAAGCTCGGTGTATGCCTTGGCTTGCTCTGCGACTGACTTGTACTTGTCGGCTTTGTACCACTCGGGCATCTCGCCAACGCCTTTTACATTGTCAGATAAGAAGTATTCACCCTCGCTCAACGTAGGTTCAGCGGCATCAACGAGTGATGTCAGGGTATCGTTTGTTTCTACGGCCTGTTCTTCCATGATTTATCTCCAAGGATAGTTAATAACAGCCCTCTTCGGGCTTATGGGTTGGTGCCTGAGTTTGATGTCCTCAAGCCTTCGCTTGCCATTCAGCAGAGACAAGTCGTTGATGTCGATCCAATCAACGTGTTGCCCGCCTTTGTAGCATCGAAATGCGCGAAACTTATGCAGGTACTCGAACTTATCGAACTGATACTGGTCAGCTAGTCCGCCAAGCCAATCCATGTCGAAGCCTACTGACTTCAAGTGATCGGGTTCAGAGCAGACAACCTCGTACTTGGGCTTCGCTTTGCGAGCCCGCTTCTTGGTTTCTTCAGTCATAGTCGTTCAGCTTGTTGTATGTAGTGGATGATCATGCGAATCACGCCAGCCTCGCCATTGTGATACGCCGCTTCATACGCGACGTTCTGGCTAGATAGGGCAGTAGCGTTATCAAAGAGAAATCGACGGGTGAGGTCTTCTAAAACCTTCTGCCCGTCATCGGTATTGAAGCAACGGGCATAGGCTTTCGATAGCTCTGCCTGCTTTTCCCTTATTTCTGCTTGTTGTTTCTTGGCATCTGGGCCTTGGCCCTCAATCGTTTCCCAAGTCATTCAGCTTCCATTTCTTGTGGTTGTTGTTGCATCATCTGAGCTTGCGCCCCGGCTTGGATAATCTGCTGTTTTTCTATCTCAGATCGCACCAATTCCGCTGGCATCCCTGTTTTCTCTGCCGCCCACGTACCGAAGTCCTCGGTTTTGTACGCCATGAGTACCTGTTCTGGGCCAGACGTACCCAATACGAACTGAACCGCCTGCTGAACAGCTAACAGATCCTCACCATCCTGCGCTCGTGCTAGTGGTGACGTGAATTTAACCCTTACATCGCGCCCATCAAGCTCGATAGGTACGATCAAGCCGCGTCGAGTTAGTATTGCGACGACACGCTTGAGTATTGGTATGAGTACCTCGGTCTGAAGTCGCCCAAAAGCCGACCCGATCCGCTTTGCAAGCTCTCTGGATTCAATAGCAACTTCAGTGGCGCTACGAACAGGACCAGCAGGATCACGCAGGTCGTTGAACATCGCCAGTTTAATAGCGTTTTGCAACTCGATGATTTCAAATTGCGCGAGAGCAAGGTTCGATCCTGTATCGAGACGTTGAATTGAAGGGTTGTTGGTGTTGTTTGATCCGACTGGAATCACGACACCCGGTGCAATGACCATATTGTAAGGGTTTGTCACGCCGTCGTCAGTAGCCGTATACATTCCTGCAAGGTCAATTGCGGCCTTCTGCAATACAAACTCTTTGGCTTTGTTCAACGAGCGCACATCGGGCAATGACTGCATCGCTGGACCGCGACCACGTACCTCGCCAGCCACTTTCGTGTACCGACCAGTGACCCAAGGGCTTGATTCTCCGAAGTCTTCAGTCCATGAGAACCTGCTTTCCTCTGCAACCCATAGACATCCGTAGTACCGCTTGTTCTTAGGGTCAAAGATGACGCCTTCAGACACCCGTACTTCACTGTTCGGACTGTTCTCTATGAGGTTTCTGATCTTCTCCGACGCCTCAAAGCCCTTCCACATACGCTCTAACAAGCGAGCCTTGACCTCAAACCGTCGCCAATGCGTCTCAACGCCACCATATGGACCCTCTTCAAACGCAATGCCCTTCTGTGGGATCGTGTTGAAGCAGATAGGGTTGGTCTCATCGTCCGTTTCCTCGATCTTCATGGTGGCAGTGCCTACCAATAGATCAAGTGCGGCCTCATAAAACTGCGTATGGAAGTTGGATCGGTTGATGTAGTCGAATACCAGATTGCATTGCTGGTCAAGGTTCGCCCGGATGTCCTCTTCAGACACATCGAACTGCCCAGTCTCGACCAATCGGACAATCTCATCGGTCGGTTGGAAGGTAGCCCAGCGCGACCAGATCGGAGCAATGTTCTCTTGTAGCTTGCTCGCACCCTGCTGGATAGCCGTCAACGCAGTCGAGTCGAAGATTTTATCCATCTTCTTCTGTCCTTTGTCTTCACGGTCGAACAAGTTGCGCTGAGGTAGAAAATATTCATACACGTCTTGCAATTGGTCATGCCACATTGCCTGAGTGTTGAACGCCTTGGCTTCTCGTTCCTTGATATCTTGGATCGAGCCTAGATGCGGGGGCAAGCTCATAGGGTTTTACCTATCGGAGTTGAGGCATAGTGCCATTGTAGGTGCCAGTGCGTGGAGCGCCACCAGCACGACGGGGAGCGGCTCCGCCCATTCCACCCATACCCAACATGGTACGAGCGGGAGCGGCACGTCCTGCGCCTGTACCTGCGGCCTCAGCACGAGTACGAGGTACGCCACCCAAGAGTGACTTGACTCCTAGCTTGCCGCGAGCCATTGCCGCAAAGCGCTCTTCCTGCTCTCGGATCTCTTCATCCAATGCCGCCGCTTGACGACGCTCAACAGCGATTTGCTGTGCTGTGGGCTTAGGTGCTTTCGGTGATTTCATGTTTCAGATACCTATACAGTTGATAAGGGGTCCAGATAAATGGCTTGGTTATCCCTAACACTTGTTTCGTATGCCCAACGCAAGTGTTCAACATGAACAGCCCACGTCGGGGTTCTCTAATTACAGCCTTCACGATGATATCATTTTCAACCACATGGGTCACATCATCTGTGGTGTACATTTCAACGCCCTTTGTCGTCTTGGAATGCACGATCCATTTCCCGTTCTCAGGCTTGATCACATAGCAATGTCTAATCGTCGGATGGAGTATCGGACTCCACCAGTGTTTGCTGTCATCACAAAACACGACATAGCAATCAGAAGACACTAAACTTGACCTGCGCTTGCCTTGGCTGTCTCTGTTGCGTATGTAGGTTAGTCAATGCCTGACGGCCTTCACCTTCGCCCTGTAATGCGTACTCAAGCGCCTCAACTGGGTGCGAGTATTCATTCTTGTCGGGTTCATCGGTGTACTTCTCTCCCGACACTTGCACACGTCGATAACAGAAGCCGCCTTGTAAGCCCTTGCGAATCATCTTTGCCTTCGGGCTGATTAAGAATCGAGGCTTGCCATCCATGCACAACTCTTTCATGGGTAGTTCAAGGGCCGCACGTCGCAATGCCGGGTCATTCGTTAGCGTAGGTGTACAGGGTATGCCAGCCGCCCGCATGATCTTGAATGGTGTATCAGCATTCGCTTGGTTCTTGTTGTCGCCAGAGGGATCGCCCCAGCCACGGAACCTCGCCTTCGGATAGTTCGCCTCGATATACCGCTTGAGACTGGGAGCAAAGTCCACAGCCCCAGAATCAGTCATACAAAACTCATCAAAACAAATCCAGCGGCCAACCGCATCTCTCTGAAGAAACGCGCAAGCTGGTGTCCGACCGAAATCAAAGCCCAATACGATAGGCTGATCAGGACTAGGCTCGTAAAGATCAGGCAAGCAATGAATAGAGTCAGTGTATAGCGGATGCACTGGCTTACCTGCTGAGACAAATCCATACTCGTTCGCCAGATTGACCTTAATCCAATCGTCCGACTTACCCTGCAAGCCACGTCGATAATAGTCTTCAGGTAGGTTTTGAATGTTCTCGGCTTTCTCGTTGAGATACCAGCCGTCTCCTTCCCGATATACACCACCGGGTTGACGATGGAACTTCCAATCCTCCGGCCTTTCCTCTTCAGCCAATCGGTAATACCAGTGATCTTCATCTGGGGCATTAGAGTCACCTATCATTCCGTAGTGAGTAGGGCGCACACCTTCCTTCATCGACGGGTAACGACCACAACGTAGATCCAGCATGTCCACAACGCTCTTGGAATGCTCCTTGGCCTCGTTCAGCCATACCCATGTAGTCTGTATGCCTCGTGCCTTCTTGACGTGATCAGGTCGATCAAAGGCGATAAAGATGACCTCACTGCGTACAGTCGTGCCATCCTCTAACTTGAACTCAATCTTGTGCGTGGGCGGTTCCTTGTTGCCCTGCTTAAACTCCCCAAGCTCGCCGTGTACTTCGATCCAGTCTTTAATCGTTGTGGAGAATAGTTCGCTGTAGGTGTTACGTGCCGCAATGATCCTTGAGAGTCTCACGCCGTAGTTGGGATGGGTCTCACGAGTGACTGGTGCCTGTTCGCACATCAACTCTAGAAACTTCAGGATGACTTGGACGGTCTTGCCAGAGCCTAGCGGCCCCATGATGAAAGAGTTACGCGCCCGACAATCGGCAAACTCTTCGAGAACTTTACCCGGTGGTTTAGTTATATATTCAATCTTCGCCATCGAAGCGCTTACGCTGTACCGCAATGACTAGATCGCCACCATTCGGGCCGGATATCTCCGTTGATTTAAGGTCTGGCATGAACTTAGCCATCATCTTGATAGACAGATCAGCCGCAGACTTCATACGCTGGACTTCAATAGAGTCGTATTCCTGCTCAGGATCTAGCAATTTCTTAACAACTTCATGAACATGCGTTTCATACCCAGACGCTTCAATCTTCTTTCGCATCTCGGCTTGGCGTGTCTCTCTGTTAAGTTGCGCTCTTGTCTTTGCCACCGAATATCCTATCCCAGTTATCAGCGTATGCTTGTCTACTGCTCTTTGTGGATTTACGTGGCAATGATCCTTTCCCGCCATTGGTCTCTGGAAAGTGTCTGTCCCGCGTTTCCTTGTCTAGTTTACCACGTTGATCTTTCATCAGAGATCCCACCTCACAACCTCTAGTATCGGCCCTCTAGCGTTCTCCAGTCTTACGATCTTTAGGTTAGACAGTATAGCTACGTCCGATCTCCAAGCCTTAGCCATAGAGTCTGCCGCCCGCACTGCAATGATGTACTCATCCATGTCCATTGATAGATCTCCCAATCAGTTCTGGTATTGGCGGAACTACTGCATTGCCTAAGCATTTAAGTCTGTGTGACCGATTGGGAATCCCATTAGCCACTCTACCCACGTCGGGTTCAGTCCGCCAAAAGGCTTGCCCTGTTGTATCCGTAAGTTTCTGACAGATTGGGCGAGACTTAATTGGACTGTGTGGCCACTGTCGCGTACTGGCTTCCAGTTCCCCGTTGTGCCGCCTTGGCTGGCATTGGGTGTCGGCCAAAAAACTGCTTCCCTTAACGCCGCCTTCGGATGCCCCGTTTGATTGATTCGTTTCTGCGATGCACTGCCCATGTCCGACGCCACTGGGGTAGGCAATAATCCAGATCCGATCTCTGTGATGGTGCGCGCCAAGTTCGGAAGCTGGTATACAGTGCCACTCCGCATCATACCCGATCTGGGAAATGTCCCAGAGAACTCGCTTAAACCAAGCTCCCCGTTCTCCATTAAGCAGGTTTGTGACGTTTTCAAAGATGGCGTATCGGGGTCGAAGCTCCCCAAGCAAACGGGCGCACTCTGACCATAGGCCGCTTCGCGTTCCGTCTTGTATTCCTGCCTGATTTCCTGAGACTGATATGTCTTGGCAGGGGAAGCCGCCTGTAATGACATCGACTCCAACTCCGTCTGAAGCCAGTCGCTCTGCTGTGATTGTTCGTACATCGTCATAAATCGGTACTCCGGGCCAGTTCTTTTTCAAG